ATCAACAATGTGCTGGATTTCATCATTAGGGTTAATCATTTAGCAACCAATCCTAAACCAATGTTGCCAATAAAATAACCTACAAAAGATATACCTAAAGCTACATTACCTTTAAGTATTTGTTCTACAGCAACGTAAAGATAAACTACACCTATTGCCCATATTAAATAAGAACTCATATTAATTCTAATCCTTGTTGACTTACACGTTCATTTTGCAAAGATTCATAATCTTTATTAAGTTCGCATCCAATCCATTTACGACCTAATTGTTGTGATACTTGTCCTGTTGTGCCACTACCAAAAAAAGGATCAAGAACAATATCTCCAACACGACTGCCTGCCAAAATACAAGGCTCAATTAATTCTGTAGGAAATACTGCAAAATGTGAACCTGAATATGGCTTAGTGTTTACAGTCCATACATCACGTTTATTACGCATTTCTTCAATATGAACAAATGATTCTTGACCACCACTTGTGTTGTTGTCAGTTCTTTTTCCTTCGTAAGCAATACAACCTTCACCTGCACGTTTATCTTTTTTAGCGGCTATATGATTCATTCCTGTATCTCGCCTAGAATCTCCTCGACTAGCTCTATCATCTGCACCATAAATAGATGGCTCTTGTATGGCTTTATGGTCAAAATAATAATGTGGTTTCTTACTTAAAAGAAATATATACTCATGCGACTTTGTGCAACGGTCTTTAACTGATTCAGGCATAGGATTAGGTTTGTGCCAAATAATATCCTGACGTAAATACCACCCAAAGTCTTGTAATGCAAATGCCAACCGCCAGGGCATACCTAATAAATTTTTAGGTTTTATTCCTAATTTTTTACCACTTGTAGGAGATTCAAATGGTGTATATTTACTTTGTCCAAAAGATTGTTCATGTTGACCATTACCATTACTACCTGCATACGAATCACCAAGATTTACCCATAAAGTGCCATCATCTGCAAGAATATCCCATACACCAGCAAATACTTCTACAAGATTATTTATAAATTGTTGTGGAGTTTCTTCTAATCCTATTTGTAAATCTTTTCTTTCAGCTCCACATTTGGGACATATTGTTTTATAAATAGCGTCACCAACGGTTAAATCTTTATTGGCATGACCTGTAATGGTTTTGTCAGAATGTTTGCTATCTCGTTTGTGAGAACAATCTTCATCGCCACCTATCCAAGTACCTGTGCCGTAATCTCTTAATCCATAATATGGTGGACTTGTAACACAAGTTTGAACTTTGATACCTTCTTCTTTCATTTGTCGCAAAGAATCACGACAATCACCCCAATATACTTTATTCATTCTATTTTCCCTTTAGAATTTTCCATTGTTTAAGAATCTCTGCTTCTAATTCTTGTCTTGCAACTTTACCACGATGTTTCTCTACTAAATTTAAATATTTAATTCTTTGTTGTTTTTCTGTCTTTAGCGTTGATGTTGCTTCACAGATTCTTCTCCATTCTTCACTATTCTTATCCATTAAAATTACTCATATTCCAGTTGCCTTTACCACTATTACAATCTGCACATAGAATTTGTAAATTATCAATGTTTAAAGCTAATTCAGGAAACAATCTTCTTGGCTTAATATGATCAACATTTAATCTTACACCGTCAGATGGTTTAGCTCCACAACAATTACAAAAATTACCATATTTGTTGAACGCTTCTATCCTTAATCTTTTCCAAGATTTTGACTGTAAAAATTCATCTGAATTTACTTTAGGTTTAGTCTTTAAAACTAAATAAGCATCGTTTAATACTTTAATGCCTACCATTGCACTATCTGATCTTGGATGATTTGTATCAATCATTTTTTGAAGATAATGTTTTAATTTAATTTCTATATCAGGAGTTATTTCTAACTCACCATATTTTTTTAACCAGCCTTGCTCTAAAGGAAATTTAATCCCAAATACTCTACCTTCATTATATAAAATTGTAGTAGGAGTATGTACACCATACTTGGCACTTAAATAATCTATTAATCTCATTCTTATCTTGTTAGTTGATAATTTTTTCCTAAAGCCCCCCCAACCCCCCCATAATTGGATGAAGTTGTGAGAGCCATTTTTTCCCTACTTTCGTAGATATAGAATTCTCAGCTTCTATATTCGCCCACTGGTGCAAGAATCATTACATATTGCTTCTTAACACTAACCCTTTTCTTCCACGCAACCAGGTATCAGGTTCTTATTATCGGATGGAGTCCGTAAAACAAAATTTATTTTAACTCAGGCCAAACTAAATGCCAACTATTCGGAAACATTTCTTTTCTGGTCACCAATCCATGACTTTGTTTTTCTAATGTTGCAGCTAAAAACAACAACTGACCATGTGGTATTCCCCTAGTTCGCCATTGAGTGACGGCTGGTGGAGCAACACTACACATTTTTGCTACCTCTTTAGTTCCACCCAAAAGTGAAATAATCTGATCATCGGTAAAATTCATTAATTAACTTTCGTTGTTATTTTTTTATTTATTTTACAACAGTTTTAAAATATATTGCAACAAAACTTAATTTCATGTATGATTTAATCATAGTTAACTTAAAGGGAGAAAAACTATGATTGATACAAATGATATTGATGATGAAATGCAAGAAATGCGACTCATGCAAGAAGAACGTCAAATGCGTTTATTAGAAGCATTAGAACGTATGGAACATGGAACAATGACTGAAGAAGATAAGCAAGTCATTTGGTTTGAGTGCGGTATGCCACGTTCGGCATTTGTTCAGTATATGGGCCATTAATATGAACTCATCTGAATCTATAAAAGAATTAGCCACAGCCCTAGCGATTGTGCAAGGCCAATTAACATTTGCCAAAAAAGATTCTAAAAATCCATTTTTTAAATCTAACTATGCCGACCTTGAATCTGTATGGGATGCTTGCAGAGAATTGTTGTCTACGAACGGTTTAGCCATTATGCAGTTTCCTGGTGAATACTTAGACGGCAATATGGCACTAAACACCATAATCACACATAAGTCTGGTGAATGGATGTCACAAGAAATGAGTGTTCCTGTGTCTAAACCAGATGCTCAAGGTGCAGGATCAGCATTAACGTATATGCGTAGATATGCTTTGGCTGCCGTTGTTGGTGTAGTCCAAGCTGACGATGATGGAAACTCTGCATCTAATAAAGCAACAAGCGTTGCCGAAAGTGCAACATCTCAGCAGATAACGTCTATAAACGCTTTAATTGAACAAGCAGAAGCAGATGAGGCTAAGTTACTAGCGTACTTTAAAAAGCCGTCTATCACGCTTTTATCAAGAACTGAGGCTATTCAAGCCATATCCATGTTGGAAAAGAAATTAGGAGCAGAAAATGTCAGTAAATAAAATTATTTTGGTTGGATTTGTAGGAAAAGATCCTGAAACTCGTGCGTTTGCCGATGGATCAGGAGTTACTAATTTTAGTTTAGCAACGTCTGAAAAATACAAAGACAAGTCTGGTGAATATCGTGAGAATACCGAATGGCACAGAATTGGATGCTTTGGTAAGTTGTCAGAAATTGCAAGCCAATATGTAAAAAAAGGTAGCCAGGTGTATGTTGAGGGCAAAATTTCCACAAGAAAGTGGAAAGATGCTAACGGTGTGGAAAAGAGTAGTACTGAAGTGAAGTGTGATGTATTGCAGTTGTTGGGTAGTAAAAGCCCACCTATTGATCATGGAGAGATTAGTACCAAGCCTTCTCAGTCTTTAGGTGATATTCCAGAAGATTTACCGTTCTGAGGAAGTTATGGATAATATGATTCGTGAATATGCGAAGAATAATTCTGACACGTTTACACAATGTATCAACGTAGACGAAGAACGTACTGTGTATCAATTTGATCAAGTCGGACTTAACAGATTTGTTAATCAAGTAATACAACGTACTTCTGAATTGTCAGGAAAAATCGTCTATTCGTAAAGCTTATTAACTTTATTAAAATTTCATGCACTTGCATGATGGGGTAGTGTTCACTTTAAAGGGAAAGAAATGAACCAATGCAAGACCTGTAAATACTGGTTTAGTCCAAAAGGATTTGATGCAATGGGGATCTGTCGCAGATTTCCACAGTCACAAACTAAAGCACCTGATGACTGGTGTGGTGAGCATACAGAACCAGTTGTGTTTATTAAAAAGGTGCAGAAATGAATGCAAATGAATTAGCTGATGAATTTGAAAACCGAGAAAGCCATTGGAAGTTAATTAATTATATCCATTGGGCTGAACAAGCAGAAACCATGCTACGTCAACAAGCCAAAGAAATAGAAACGTTAAATAATGCAGTAGATTCTTTAGTATTAAATAATGTTTTGTGGGAGTTAACAGATGAGGAAATAGCACTACAAAAGCTATCTGATATTAGTCAAGAAATTGAACGTGCATAAAAATGTAGTTATAAACAATAATATGTACGAAAAAGTGTGTAAGTGTTAGAAAAAGTTTACCGATAAGTAATTTTGTATGAAAAAAGTATACATATATCGGACAAATTTACCGTTCGGTATTCTTGAATATTGATTATTTGTGTAATATTTTGAGCAATTTGTGTGGTTTGTTACTCATTTTGTACATTTATTATTGTTTTTGTGCATTATAGGTAACATTTTGTAGTATAGTTTTTAACTTATAAGTATTAACATCATAAAGGGAAAATATGATAATTACAGCAGAAAGCAATTCAGCCCATTGGTATACAGCCGATGGCCAGCCTAGTTATACTCGTATAGCAAAAAATGGTAATGTACGCAATACAACTCTTAGGGATGCAAAGAAAGAGGGATTGCTGCCAAGTGTAACTACAATTATTAATGTGCTTGCAAAGCCTGGTCTTGATCGTTGGAAACAAGAACAAGTATTGTTGGCTAGTCTTACCTTACCTCGATTAGAAAACGAACCAGAAGCCGACTGGTTAAAGAGAGTGACCGAAGATTCGCGAGCAACTGGCAAAGATGCAATGAAGCGTGGCACAGATATGCACAATGTACTTGAAGCTTACTTTAGCCAAGTATATTTGCCTGAGTACCCACACTATACACGCAGAACAGAGGAAGCCCTTAGAAATCACTTTGGGGATCAGTTTTGGCATTGTGAGAAGTCTTTTGCTCACGAACTTGGATATGCTGGTAAATGCGACTTGCATAGCGATGAGGGCATTGTGTGCGATTTTAAGACAAAGGAATCCCTTGAAAACGCTGCCGTTTACGATGAACATATTTTACAACTAATTGCATATGCACATGGTTTAAAAATACCGACAGCTCGTTGTGCCATTGTGTTTGTTAGCGAAACAGAAACCCAAATACACGAAATAGATCAAGAAGATTTACAAAGAGGTTGGAAAATGTTTCAATGTTTATTAACGTATTTCAGAATAAAGAATAATCTCGGTCAGGGGTAGAGGGGTTTATTCCCTTTTTCCCCAATCACGTTCTATCCCTGACCTCCTGTTGTATTTTTGCACATTAGGGAAAGTACTTACTTGTATTATTAACAAAACTTAATTATTCTGTAATTGTTGTATTGATTAATCATTTTAAAGGGAAATAAAATGCGTATATTTTTAGAAGCAGTATGTGGAGCATTAGTAGTATTTGGCCCAGCATTGGTTTGTTGGATTATTGTAAGGGGATGGTAATGAGCTTATATAACATGATGTCTACAGGCACAAGTTTTGACTCTTGGTTAACTACCGACACTCAAGCAGAACGTCTTGCAGCAGCAGAAGATATTATTGATGAACGTGTAAAGTATTTAGTCAATCACGTTGATGATTATGATCACACATTGTTTGAGAACTTTAGCGAAGATTTATATTCTGCAACGATTGAACAGGCTAATTCTATTGAAGAATATCTACGCAACAAAGACTTTGAAAAACTTGGCCGTTTTCTTTGGTGTTTGTCTGTGACCAGTCGTGAAGAACACGCAAAAATACAGGCTCAACGTGATTTTGAGGATGGTAAATTAGATGAATGAACTTGAATACTGGAAAGAAAACTACGAGAAAGCAATGGCTGAATTAGAAAAAGCCCAGTCGTTGCTTTTTGAAATGTCACAACGTCTGAGAGAGCTTGAAGCTAAATTATTGGGAGGTACTACAAAATGAAACTTGCCTTTATTTTAGCTACTTGCATTTGTGCATTTATCATTATTTTAACTGAATTTTTTAGGAGGTAATATGACTCAACATCAAATCATTGTAAAACTAGCCAAGAAACGCTGGATAAGCCCATTAGATGCGTTTGTTAATGGTGGTGGCATGAAACTATCAACTAGGGTTGGAGAACTGCGTAAGAACGGTTATACGATTTTAGACAAATGGCACAAGAGCAAAGAATACAAACTTTATAAATGCGTAGGAGAACCAAAATGAAATTAGGATTAAAAGATACAAAAGTTGAAGCACCTAAAAATCCACAAGAATTATGCAAATTTTTAAGTGTATTAATGGCTGCAACTATAAATTATGATGTGGATATTGATAATGTAAAGGTTGCTTTAAATGCTGCGACTAGAATGGTTGAGGTAATGCAAGCCGACACTAGAATGAAAGTGGCAGCACATATGACTAACACGCTTATATCTGATAGTAAAGGTTGGGCATCTTTAGAAAATAAACAGTTAACTTAAAATGACACCACTTGATATTCTTTTTGAACGTAATAAATTAAATTATTTAAATTCTGTTAAAAATAGATATAAAAATAATGATAAATTTGATTGGGATATTGAGTGGCGATTTGAAAAAGCTAACACATATTCTTTTACTGTTTTTCGAAAAAAAATATTTAAACGTAAATTAAATAACAATTGGGAATTTGTGCCTTCTTACACTTGGACTTATAAATGTCCATTTGTAGAAATTGAACAATGTTATGTTTGTAAAAAATATGGCAGTAAAAAATTTATAACTTGGGGATATTTAACAAATGTAATGTCACTTCTCAATAATAATAAATCTTTTGCAATACCAAATGGCATGGACTATTTGTGCCACAAATGTAATAGATTTTATAAAAAACAATATGATAAATTAAAAATATTAGATGATGCTAGATTACAAATTAATAGAATTACTCGTAAACAATCTGAACTTAAAAAGGAACAAAATGACACCAGCAAAGATATTTAATCCCCAATTGTTTGTATGGGTTAAACCAGAGGCTACCAATGTCCTTAAAACTTGGGAACGCTTTGGTTATATCCGACCTAGCAAGAATCCATATTTTATTGAAAAATGGAAATACTATAAGTCATAACATAAATAAGGCGGCTTGCTTGACTCGTTCTATTCTTGCAATCCAGCCTTTGCCAAAATTAGCAAAAGTTCCGAGTGACCTGTAAAACAGATTCTTTTGTGCAGAATATTTATCAATTAAACCTCTTACATCTGCATCATTTATTGCTTTCATTGTAATCTTACCTATTACACCGTCAGGATGACATCCTAGCGACTTTTGTAGTAGTCTGATACTTTGCCCTACACCCATATTTACCGATGCGTCAAACACCATATAATCAATTCCTGTAGGAAGATCATTACAATAAGCCTTATCCCAATATAAAGCTTTATAAAATGGTGTAATATCAGCAACAGTCAGATTAGCCATTTCGCCATTAGCAATAGGTCTTTTTAACCACGTTGACCATGCAGCTTTAGTTACTCCCAAATTAGTTTCACCGCCTGGATCTTTAGGATGATTGACATAACCACCTTCTGACTTTAATACTTGAGCAAGAGAGTATTCAAAGTTTTGTATCACTTTGTTACACCTTTAACTTTTTCGTAACTACGCATCCCACCAAGACCTAACAAACCCATAAGAACTGTTAGTAATGTTTGCATATCAAAAGCAAGCACAACTTCTTTATGGTTATTAGCTACTAAAATAAAGTTAGCAATAGGTATTAATAAGAAATGTAATGCAAATGCACTGCCACATACCCATCCTACGAATGGCCTCCAGCCAGATACTAAGATTGATGCATTTTTAGCCTCCTCTTTGTTTATGTCAGTTTGAGCAGTCATTATGGCTAACTCACCTGACTGTTGCAGTTTAAGTAATTCTAGTTTAGCAGCATCTGCTTGTGCAGGATCAGGAAAAATACGAGTAATTAACGTATTACCTAAGTCTAACGCTGCGGATATAGGATCAAATGCCATTATTTACTTACAAAATAGTGGGATAAAAAACCGATTACAGAACTAAAGCCACTTACAATCATCATGCCAGCCCAAAAGCCACCACGACCTTTATTAGCCAACGCTAAAAGTTCTTCCATGCCGGCTTCTAATTTATCGACCTTAGAAGATAATTGATCTACTTGGGCTACAAGTTGTCCATATTTAAAAAGGTCGATTTCGTTTGACATATTACGCTTTCAATATCCGATAGTTTTGATAAACAACATACGCATACAACACATTAAATATAGTCAATGCAAAGATAGAAGCGTTAAATGAAACTGTATATACAATAAAACCTACTGCTAATATGCTTGCAGTTTTCATTAACACAAAGCCTTCTATGATTCCAATTTTAGCAAATAACCATGCCATGATGGGATTACCTTCATGTCCTTTACCTGACGTAATGACGTTATATGTTGTCCAAAAGTCTAGAAATTGGAGAATTACGAATAATGCGAATAGAATGTAATTAATCATAATTTTTAAGTTGTATATGTTCCAGAAAATATAACTTGTTTACCACTCATTGTTACATTAGTTACGTTAACACCAGGTGTTAATAAATATACGTTTGCAGTATTTCCAGATAAATAATTAAAAGTATTTGTAGGAGCATCTGTATAAATAACTGATAATGTAATAACATCTGCTGCATTAAAAGGAAAACCACCCCAAATTGCACTAGCAGTACTTGCCGTTGATGGATAAGTAATTGCTCCTTGTAAATGAACTATTCTACCTATTTTTGTATATTTACATCCTGAGTAAGTAAAAGACAAACTTGCACCACTAGCATCTGTTGGTGTCCAAGTGCCTTCTTCATAATCATCTAATGTATTTACATCAGATGATGCAGATTGGGTAGCAGGAAAACTAATACCTGCACCTGAAGCCGATGGAGTAGCAGCACCTACACCAAGAGTAGTTGTTATAATTGGTGTTGTTAATGTTGGGCTTGTACTAAGAACATTATTTACAGAACCTGTAGAAGTTGTAACTCCTGTACCCCCATTTAAAACAGGTAATGCAGTACCAGAATACGTTATTGCCAACGTGCCAGATGACGTTATTGGACTTCCTGTGATAGATAAAAAACTAGGTACAGTTGCTGCAACACTTGTCACCGTACCTGTATAGTCAGTTCCCCACGCTGGAACACCAGCGACAACACGCAAAACATTACCTGTAGAACCTATTGTTAACTTAGATATAGTGTTACTAGCAGAACCATATAATAAATCGCCTGTAGTAATAGTAGATTGTCCTGTACCACCATAAGTTGCTCCTAGCACACCTGTACTAGAAGCACCTTCAGCAAGAAATGATAGGTTACGAGGTATTGTCATATATTATTGTGCAAAGTAAAAACCTTGAATTGCTATTTGTGTTGTATTTGAAATTTGTGTATTTTGAAGCGTTCCACCATAATTAACTTTTGAATCATACAAGGCAATTGACGTTGCCGATGGGTTAACTGCAACTCCAAGACTTGTTAAACCTACAATACCAGTTGCAAAAGTTACATCTTGAAATGTTTGTGTTGATGTACTTGCAAAAGGTAACCCAGTAATTGTCACCCCACCAGTTAAAGAACCTTTACTAGATAAAATGATATAAATATTAAAATTAACAATATTTCCTAAACGAGTATATGTACCCACTTGGGTTGTATAAGTAATTCCTGTTGTTGCACCACCAATAGTTAAAACAGGAGTAAATGTTCCTGTATTGTTTGTACTAAATTGATTAGTTGCAGTTCCGTTAAATATTACTCCACCACCACCGTTTACACCTGCAATATCAACATAATTAGCAATAGCAGCACCTATCACTTTTGCTGCTGATGAATTACCGTAAAAGTTATCTATACAAACTAAACTACCTACAGATGCACCATCTATACAGCTTTGCCCTGTTGTTGGAACAATTATGTTATTTTGAATTGTTACATTAGAACATTGACCTACACCTGTGCCACTTAATGCTGTAGAAGTTAAAACAATTTGAGTTGATGCAGCAGATTCAAATTCGCTATTAGAAATGTTTAAAGGTGTTGCACCAGCCGCTCTTATATGTGTTAATCCACCATTATAATTATTATTATCAAATGAATGAGAATAACCACCATCATCTAAAATACAATATTGTGTAGGATTTTGATTAAATTGGCATCTTGTAATACCAATACGATTAGTAAATAATCCTGATGCACCAGGTGTATGATCTGAACCATTAACTAACCAAACACCAGCAGTTAATTGCGTATTGAAATAACATAAATCTATATACGCTAATTCAGTTTGATCAAAAATTACACCATATTTAAACCCTGTAACAGCTACGTTTGTTAAATTTACAAAAGTACCGCCTACGTCATCATATCCACCACCTGTATTTGAAGCATTTGTACAAGTTAAACCTAAATTATTGACACTTGTATATACGGCAACAGAACTATTAATTGCGGATGTCATTTTTATACCATCGCCAGTTGTTGCCCATTTTAATATAGAACTTACAGGGCCTTCACCTTGTAAAGTTACATACTTAGCCATTGCTATAGTAGATGAACAAATATATGTTCCTTTTGGAAAAAATACAATTCCTCCACCAGCAGCATTTATGGCAGTAATAGCAGCTTGTATTGCAGCAGTATCATCTGTAGAATTATCTCCCAATGCACCATAATCTTTAACAGAAACGATTGCATTTATACTACTCCATGCTGTGCCGTTATATCCTTCATAAGATTTTGTATCAGTATTTAAACGAATCATTCCGCTTGATGGAGAAGCTGATCTTTGTGCAGTAGTTCCACTAGGAATTTGTGTTTGACCAGTTCCACCAAATGCTACTGTTCCAGAAGTTCCAATTAAAGCACCTGTAATCGGTGTTTGACCATCCGCAGCAATAGAACCACTTAACGCAGTAGCAATATCGGTAAGCGTATTATTAGCCCATGCAGAACTGATTGTTGTTCCTGTTACTACTGGATTGCCACTTGGTAATGTATACGTTCCTGATCCGTTGCGACTCATGGTTGTGTTCCTTGTGTTGTTTGTTGTAACATCAAAGCTCTAGCCAAATCTTTTGCATTTGGTGGCATTAATCCTGAAGCTTTACCTGTGTAGTATGCAGCTTCACCCATCAATCGAGGTGATGCTATTGCAGCAGCAGGTACTGCCATTGGGTTTGTTAAAGCTGCGCCACCTACATAACCCATACCACCCAGTTGACCGCCTAATCCTCTTGGTATTTTTGAATTTAATGCTTGACCTGCAAGTGCTGGCATGATTTCTTGACCACCTTGTTGTTCTAACATATTCATCTGATCTAAACGACCACCATAATTAGTGCTGACGTTATTACGAGTTAAAGATTGTAGTTTACGCAATTGTGTATCAGTTGCGGCTTTACCTGTTTGACTAAATGTACGCTTAATGTCATTAATTAAATCTAAGCCTTCATGGTAATCTTTCATCACTTTAGAATATTCAGGTGCTTGCTTAGATATAGTTGTCTTAATAGATGAATAAATATCACCTACGGCTTTTCTTGCAGCCGTATTTTTAAAATCAATATTTTCTAAAATGCCACCAATTTGTTGTTTTAAAGCGTCTAATCCTTCAGGTGTGTGATACTCAGCAGGGTTTAATTTACTCCATTGAGTAATTGCTTTGTTTGCTTCGTCTATTTGTTGTGAGGCAACAGCATTTTTTGTCTGACCTTTAAACTTAAACGCATCATTTACGTCTTTTAATGTTTGCTGTATAGGTGCTAAATCTAATACAGTTTTGTCGTTTTTAATATTAGTCATACCACTTCGATACGCAGTAGATAAATCTTGGCCCATCTTATTTAAATTGGCAGAAATGCTTTCTAATACGTCTGTTTGTGGCACTAATTTACGCAAATTTTCTGCATACATTTTACCAATATCGCCACCTTCTTTACCTGCTCGAAATCCTTGTTTAATGGATTCTGCGCCTGCGCCAGTAGTTAATCCTAAAACTTCGGGTAATCCAGCTTTAATTCCAGCACCGAGAGCAGGTATAGCACCACCTACGGCAGCATTTGTTGCTCCTGTAGATAATCTATCTTCTTGTGAACCTGGTGTCATTCCATAACCTAATGTGCCACCTGCAAGAGCTTCTGCACCAACACGACCTGCTAAATTTGCAGGTAACGCAGCTCTTAATACTTTAGACATTGCTGTGCCAGGTATAAAATATGATCCGATTTGACCTGTTGTCGCACTTATTGGTTCAATTTCTTTCATTTTAGAAACTAAATTCTGACCTTGTTGAACCATTTTTGATCCAGTTTCAGGAGCAACTAATTGAGTTAATGCACCAACACCTTTGTATAATTCACCTGCGCCACTCATAAAAGGCACACCAGCAACTGTTGCTAATGCAGGACTATTTGTTTTTGGTAATTCAAAATTTCCAATAGATACTGTGGCTTTTTGTGGAGTTTCAACAGCCTCAACAGGTTTTTGTGCCGTTGGTGCTTGATAATTAGCTTTAAAATGTGCTAAAGCTTGTTCTTGAGTGCCATTGCCTTCTATTTCATAGGTTTTGCCATCAGGAGCAGTAATTTCGTAAATAGGCATTATTTACCTTTTTCTTTTATCGTAAACGTACCAACATTCTGTGGTTGTATAGGTGTTGGATTGCCACCTTTAAATCTACCTTGTTGTGCAAACTCTGTATCAAACCCATATCGTTCTTCATTACGTTTTAAGAAACGATTTGTTGTTGCCGCAGCTCTTTCTACCCATTGTTCCATTACAACTGGATCAGCTTCATAGCCTGGAAATTGTTTAACCATTTGCGCCATTTCTTTATCAGATGATGCGCCTTTTAATTTTGAAAGATTTTCTAAAACTGTGCCAATTTGCAAATTATTAATTTTAGTTTGAGCATTAACAGTTTCAGGAATAGCCTTACCTATAATTCTTCCTAATTTATTTGTTGTGTAATCTAATGTAGATCCAAAAGCATTTTTAATATCTTTATCAGTAAGTTGATTTAAAGTATTTGCTAAATCATTTGCAGCATCTTGCGCAGCTTGCGCATCATTGTATATTGTGGCTGGAGTTACTTTTCCTGTTGGAGATATGTAACGACCCATTTTGTCAAATGTTCCAACTTTAACACCATTATTATTTACACCACCGCCACCAATAATTTCATTATCACCACGACCACCACCTGTACTAATATGTATACGTTGTTCTTTAAGATTTGCAATATCTTTTTTGTAGTCCATAAAACTACCTGTGTAACCTTGCTGTCTTGCAATAGCGTAATCTCTTTGACTTTCAGTAGGAGATAACTTTTCAGGTGCTGTAAATAAAGCATTAATGCCACCTTGAGCATTTTCTTGAACCAAAGAACCACCAGGCGCAACAGTATGTATTTTAGGACTTAACTGTTGTGTTAATAATGTGTTAGCAATATTTTGTGCTACAGGACTTTGTGATTTTAAAGCTTTTAATAACGCAGCTTGTTTGTCAGGTGCTTGACCTATTTGTTCTTGAACGGCAGGCATAATATTGCCCATATCATCACGTTGAATCTGTGGCATTTCTGCAGGTTTGTAATTAGAACTACCTGTCAATGTGCCAACAATGTCTTGAACTTCATTAGCATTTCTACCACGAATAGCCTCTGCTAATTGAGCAGCTTTAATATCACCTTGTTCTGCTAACTTTTGCCCTTGATACATATTTACCAATGGAGCAATATTTTGAAAGAAACTAGGAGCAACATAACGATTGCCAATCATTTGACCTTGTGGCTGTTGATTTTGCGACATCAACATTTGTGCGATTTTTTGTTGACGATTAATCGCTTGCTGTTGTGCGTATTCTTCTGGTGATAATGTGCCGAATTGATCTGCCATAATTAAAATGTATCCATAGAATAATTAGGATTGGTAGGAACTTGTCCTTGACCGCCATAACCGTATACATTGCCTTGACCATACTTATTCATTGCTTGCTGTGCTTGTGCGTAAGGATCATTTTTATTACGCAATGCCATAGCTAATGCCATTTGATTAGGGCCACCTTGTTGTTGAGTCATGCCTGCTTGTTGCACTTGCTGATTTTGTTGTGCTAATGCAGCGTTTTGGTTTGCTTGTTGCTGTGCAATATTCTGAAAAACAGGTGTTAAACCTTGTTGATCTTGTGCAAAACCATTGGGCATATACATTGATGTGTAAGGATTATCCATTTAACACTCCATAATTAACCATTTTATAGCCATCAGGTCGATAAATAACCGCTTCTGGCATGACTTGTTCAACTTCATGTGCCATTACACCAACAAATTTACCGTAACCTGCTTCTTCTTTCCATTCAGGCTTGTATTCGTATTCATAGATAGGTAATCCATTAGGCATCCAACCTAAATGTTTAATGTTTTCTTTTGTGCGAATATCAGACATTAATGCTGCACCACCTAAAGACATCAAGCCACTATTGACGTTTTGTTGAGCAGCTTGTTTAGCGTTAAAGTCACCCATTTGTGCGTTATAGCCCATTTGACTTGCACCCAATATATCAGCACCAGTAGTCGTTGCTTGTTGTGGTGTATTTACAAACGTAGGATTCTGCACTTGTGCGCCACTTCTTAAAGCACTTAATGTATTTAAAGGAATATTGTAGTTAGTTAATGCTTGGTTAAATGCTTGCTGATTTGCACCTAAACCAGCAGTAAATCCTGCTGTGGTATTAGCAGCTAATAAATCATTTTCTCTTTGTCCTTGACTTTGTTGCGCTCGCATATAAGCTTCTGAACCTACAGGAATACCAGAGTTTGCTAAATCATTACTTAACTTTTCACGACTTTGCTGAATTTGTGGCTGTAATCTTTGCATCGCAGCATCGTAATACGTTTGACCAGGATTATATCCTGTTGATGGTAAATTAGGATTAAATCCTTTACCCATCATTTCTTGTGTACGACCTAAAGCAGAATTAATTGTAGAACCTAAACCTAAACTCGCTTGATTTTGATTGTTTAATAATTGTTGACCAACATCAGAGAGAGAAGTAGTGGCAGTCCATGTCGGATTGCCATATGGATCAGCACCGTTTATAGTGTAGTTTAAATTTCCGTAAGGTGTTACTTGATTGACACGATTAGCTGCAGCCGCAGCTCTAGCAGCTTCTAAGTTTCCTTGAGCAGTTGCTTGTGCAGCTCCTGTGTAATCAGGTGGTGTAGGTGCGTCAGGCGCAGGCCCTAATCCCATAAATCCACCACCGCCAAAAAGGCCGGTATTGAATAGACCGCCACCGCCACCACCAAAAAGACCCATATCTTTCTCTCCATAAAAGAAAAACCAAGTAGTCGGTCATTACCGTTATTTTACTTGATTTAATATAAAAAAACTACAATACTCCACCATTTTCCATTACATAATCAACAGAAGCCCAATGAAAGTCTATGCCTTGAGAAGCCACGTTGATATTAATTGATGCAGAAAATCCTAATCCCGTCACACCTTGCCAGTATTTTGTTGTGAATATGCCATCACCCCAAGTTTTTTGATCCCAAATACCCGAATCCCAAACACCTACAGAAATTGATGCAGGATTAAAAGCTAATTGATTGGTTAATGGTTGAGTATCAAAATCTGTACTTATTCCGCATAGAACAGTAGGTATGCCATTATCTGTTTGAAATATAGGCCTTATTAAAGTAAATCGTTTTAATTGACCACGACTATTAAAATAATTATATGCTTGTTGACAAGTTCCATTAATATTTGCATTGTTATCTGAATAGCCTGTAAAAAATTGCCCTACAAACCCATTTCCACCAAAATACATATTTTCATCGCCAGCAACTACAAAACAATTAGCACTTATACCTGTAAATCTAGCCCATGATTTATTAATTGAGTTCATTACATATTGTTCAATTCCATTATCTGTGGGAATATTTAATATAAGCATATTAGATTCTGCTAAATAATTAATTTGCCATCCAAAATTGTCATAATATAAGCTACACGCTTGCGAAACGGCAAAAAAGATTTTATCAGTAAGATTAATTCTAGGATCTAAACGGTCTGATTGTAATGCGGCAGTTAACGGCACTAAACCGTCTTGAGTTAATAAAAGTAAATTTCCACCCCATTTAAAAAAGCATCTACGGCTAAAGGTTTGGCCCATTTGCCATAAACCTTTCATTGCCCATGCAGTAGGATCACTAGGATTTGTTCCTTGATAGACAATGATTTCACCCATTGAAGTTACAAATATAATAAAGTCATCAACACCGTAACCAGCATCTAAAGTCCACGTTCCGATTGCTTGTAAATAACCACCATTACGAAAAAACGCACCTAATGCAAAACTTGTTGCTGCACCTGATATGGCTGTTACATCTAAGTACCAAAAGCTTAAACTGTTGTTTTGACAAAAATATAGTCTATTTTTAAACAAATTGACGTTAACAAATGTGTTACTGTTTACACCTGTAATTCCGTTAACTGTATAGCTACCCATTACAGTTGCATTATTAGCAGGCGCAGAAGCCATTGTGTAAGTAAAAGTTGAAACACCTGTGACAGTAATAGTATATGTGCCATTAAACTGACTAGGTGTTGCACCTGATATAGTAACTCGATTGCCTGTAATTAACCCATGAGCCGATGCAGTTGTAAGCGTAGCTGTTAAATTTCCTGTACCACCTCTAGTAATGCTTGATATAGTCTGGGCAGTTGACGTAGTAGCCATAAAAGCCCATCTTGTGCCATCATAAATAAGAACAGGATCAACACCATTACAAGCAATAATAAAATCGCCACCTGTTGTAGACATATTAACAAACTGCCATTTAGCGTTGCTAAGTCCTGTAAATACCACGCTTGCAGTTGATGATGAAGCATCGTATATACTTGTACCTGCAAATGCAAACAACTTATACCCTGTGCTTGTAGGATAATTTATAAGCGTTTGAACTTCTCCAGTTATGCCTGTAGATGTTTTAGTCCATCCCTTACGCAGTTGTACATCTGTAGGTGTAGGAAAGAAATTGACCATTTGCACAGCATCCAATGGTGGCATTTCTGCTAAAGAATCTCGATTATTCCATCCACCAATAGGTGCTGCCATTGAGGTTGTTGTTGCTGGCATATTATGATCCGTAGCCAGTATCAGGAATGTTTGCCCATCCAATTAATACCGCACTTGGTTGTGGCGCAAAGCTGAGTGTTGCCGAACCTTTATCGTTTGCTTTAGCAATACTTAAATAACGCTGATAATCTTGTCTTAATGCAGTAGTATCAAACGATTTAATTTGAAAATATTTAAGTTTAGTAGCCAATACTAAAACAGTATCATCTAACACCGTTGTATCTGTGTCATTTTGAAAACTATTTAATACATCACCGGCTACATTTCGTACAAAACCTTTAGACCTGTATTCAAATCCTAGATATTCTTGCGTATTGTACGGTGGCCATATCTGAAATGTATTCCCTAATATTCTCCAACGTACTCGTGGCCCTGTAGAAATATAACCAGACTTTAACCATTGCCATTGTTGAGCATCGACTGGCCCAAGCATTTGCCAATGTTTTGTCTTGTCCCAATGCGTATTGTCTGTAATAGTTTCATAATCATCAGGTAATGGATAAATAGTCTTACTAAAAGTAACTGAGCCACCAACTGTTGATGCTGAAGATTGTTGTGTTGTAGTTACAGCAGTAGAACTTGTTACAGTATCAATGTAAGTATCTTGCGGAATACTTGTTCCAACAATGGAGTAAGTATTATCTAAACCTGTAGTGTCAGGAATAGCTGTTATTGTCTGAGTGCCTTCTACTGTAGTACCAGTAGTCGTTAAATATTCTGTATAAAATCTATATTCCAATTCTAAAGCTTGCCAATCATACTCCTTAACCAAGTCATACCCTGCACGATTTATCAAAGCCAAGACTTGTTGAACGTCTTGATTTGGATTACCGATTACATATGTGGGTATGGCTAGGTTTAGTTCAGAAGTTACCTGCTGAACCATTTGGAGTAGATTGTATGACATTTTTATGCTTCCTCTGTGGCTACCGTTTTAGATCGGGATTTTTTTTCACCAACAGCAGCAAGTATAGCTGCCATTTGGTCTTGCATTAGGGCTAGCTTCGCATCTGTTTCAGCTTTCATTTTAACACTTTCTGCCTCTTTTTTAGCAAGTTCTTCCTTTAATTCGTTAATTTCTTGCTGACGTTTATCTGTTTCAGCAGAAGATAAAGCTAGTTTAAGATAAGATTTTGCTTTATCTCGAAACGCATAAGGACTCATGCCTGCTGCCATGCCCATACGTTGCAGTTGCTGATCAGAAGCGTTTGCAATAGATTCAACAGTATGAAATTTCATTGCTCGTAATTCTTCAGCCTGGCTTTTGCTAACTAATGGCCATTCGCCTACAGGTGTACCGACAACTTCTTGATCATCTGCACCTAATCTATTTTGGTAATTTGCCCATTGAATCGGAAATCTTGTTTTATGACTTTGTAAAGCATAAGTATCAATTTCAGTTAAAGTATCGCCTGCTACACAAATATGCACAAAGTCAAACTCTTTGTAAATTGGTCTGCCTTCTGCTAAAGTTTCAGCTTCTTGCTGAACAGGTCTTTTGTAAAATCTGACTTGCAGTCTTGAATCTGCATTGTTTTCATCTGATGGTAGTGCCATTTAAATCTCCTCAAGGTATTAAGGGTTAAAAAAAAGGAGATACCGAAGTATCTCCCTAATTTTACTACTAAATTTGCTAATTAAACACTAGCTTTTGAGAACCAGCCATAATCACCAGATGCCATTGAAGCACCTGATAAGTATGTGCCTGTAGCACCCAAAGTTACTTGGAATGTAGAAGCGTTAATAATACAAGTAGCTGCTGAAGCTGCAATAGCTACACCTGCTTGGGCAAAAACATAACGGAAGCCATCGCTACCAAAAGTTTCAGCACCTAGAGGGCCAAATGTTGCAATTGCTGTGCCAGCAGAGTTAAGATTTGTGTTAGTTACATTAGACAAATCTACGCCAGCGATAGGGAGTACGGTAAAAGCCATGATATTTTTTCCTTATAAAAAATGGATTAAGAGCCTGTTAAGACACCTTGTAGGAATGAGTTCGAGCAAGTGAGGTTGCCGGCCCAGCCATACAATTTGACGATAGCATCTTGGTTAATAGACTGTCTTTCGCCACCAATAGGAACGAAATTACGCTCTTTGTGTGGGCGCAAGAAGATGTAATCTGTATTTAACAGATACATATAAGTTGCAGTTTCTTGTGCGCCATAACCGCCTCCGAGTACCACATCAGCAGACATACCACCACCGTAGAACTTGAGTGATGCAAAACCTGCTGCGCCTTCTTCAACACCAGCAATACGCTGAATAGTCTGTAAAGAAGCAACATAGTATTGATACAAAGTGTTACCAGCTACGATTAAGTCTACCTTGTCATTGCCACGAACAGACTTGATAGCAGCAGTAGTCATAGCAGCTTGGATAAGTGAGGAAGAAGTAGCACCTGTAGTTGCTTGGTTCTGCCAGAATGTCCAGTTTGCACGATTAATACCACCATACGTTCCTGAAGACGGGCTGGTTGATACAGCAGCAGCTAAACCAGTAATATTTTTACCACCGTTACCAGTACCATCTAAGAAAATGTCACCAGAGATACGGTTTAACAAACGTGCTTCAGAAACTTGCATACGACCATCTAACAAGTCGATGATTGCTTCTTTAGAACTGTTTTGTAACATTTCTAAACCACTCATTGTTACGCTATCTGCGTACTGAGTAATAGAGAACTGTGCAGCACTAATTGGGCTATCAGGGGTGATGTTAAGCACCTCATAGCCACTATAGCTGTTAGCGTTATTTGTTGCATTCTGTTACTTCAGCTTTCGCTTACTGACTACTTTCGTAGCGGAGTAACCTCTTCGGATTACTCTCTAGGACTTCTGCTAACTTTAGTTATATCCTAGTTCAGACTATCGCACCACCTTTTCAGGTGTTTTCTCACTTAGTCGTTCACGCTGCTTTCGCTTGCGCCCTGTTGTCCACTACTGGAGGTCCAAGTCAATCAGAGAAAATTATTCAATCTACGTTTTAATGTAGAAGGCCACCAAAATTTAATGGATCATTGTACATAATCTCTTCGAGTATGACATTTCCGCCTGAAAATGGGCGAACGTTACCTTTAGAGTTCAATCTTTGTAGGATTGCGTTGTTTTGTGTTAAGTTATCTGCCAATACTCCGCTACGGCTTTGAATGGTTGTAGCGATAATATCGGTAATTGCGCTATTTGCAAATGCCATGATATTTCCTTTATAAAAGTTAAGTTTTAAACCCTACCATCCATTGCTTGCCCTATTTGTTCGGCTAACAATGAACGTCTATCCTTTGCATCTCCTTTAGACACTTGACCACTAGGAGTAGATGATCGTGGACTAACAGCAGTTGCTTTAGCTTTTGCTACTTGTTGTGCCTTAGATGCTTGAGTACTTGTTGATTTCAGGAGTCTATCCGTCTCCAACTTGTAAGCTTCATCGTTCATACGCACAGCTTTGGCATAAGCCGATTCAAGGTTTTGGGCTAAACCACGCTCAAGTAATTGAGCCATATCTTCCCTGACCATTTCAAAGTGCGGAAATCGCTCTTTGTCACTACTTACTCGATTGATTTCTTGGTTTAATCGAGCATTTTCTTCTTGCTCCCTTATCTGTGACAGTTGTTGCACTTGTTGCTGTGTAGCTTGTAATTGTTGCATTAACTGTTGTTGATAAGGATCAACTTGTTCTGGCATGGAAATGCCGTCTTGATTCAATTGTATCCCATAATCTTGTGCTAGTCTATGGAACATTTGCACTCTTTCTTGATAAGGTGCTTTAGATAGAACCATGTGCGCTCTACCTAAGTTATTAATCCAGGCTACAGGATGAATATTCTGTGCTTGTAACTCAGGCATAAATGGCCCAAGAGCTTCTGTCAACTGTCTAGCATTATCAGCCTCTGCTTTGTATGTAGATACACCTTTTTTGTATTCAGCTTCTCTTTGGTTGGCATAATCAGCAAATTTAACAAAATCTTCACGATTAAGTTGTTCTCCTTTTTCCATCTTATTCCAAATTTCTACATATTCTTTTTTCCATGTAGTAGGTCGCTTAATTTCTGCCACAGGTTCTTCAGCAGTTTCTTCTTCTTTACTTACAAATCTACCTTTTTCATCACGATTTTCTGCCGGTTCTTCTTTTTCCTCTTGAACCTCTTCAGTAGTATCTTGAATCGGTTCTTCAATCGGTTCTTCTGCCGGTATTTCTGCCGTTTCTAATTTGTCTAAAGCAGCTTCAAGAGCATCTCGCCTAGTTTCTAATTCTTCAGCCATTTAATACTCCTTATTTGTATGATAATTTTGAATATGCTACTTCTGCTATTTGACGTTTACGATCTTCATTTTCTTTACGGCTAAATTCATGTTTCTTTTGTTCCATTGGTACATCGTTGCCCAATTCAATACAGTTATTACGCTTTAGATTCTCACGATGCTTTGATCTGCTAGATACCCAAGTGCCATCTGCCATAGAAATATGTCCTGGTATATCAGGAATTACGTCTGGTGCTTTTCTTGGAATCATTGCTTCTTTTTCTTTCCATGCTTGTTCGGCTTCTTCTGAACCCAACTTATAATTCCAATACATTAAATACTTTTCTTTGTCAGAAAGTTGCGTTTCATCAATTGCTTCATAATCGCTTTTGCATAATGGGCAACATTTTTGCACTTTTACTATAGCCATCAAAATCTCCTTATTAAATCTGGCACTTGGTCGTATTCATGTGGTCGCAAACATACAACAGAGTCATACCATCTACCGTTTTTCCATCGCCAACACACAAATTCTTCTTTTGGTAATAAAACAATGGTTTTTACACCTAATGCACCTGCTAAATGTGCAGTTGCTGTATCTACAGTCACAATTCCTTTACAAGCTTTAATATGTGATGCTGATTTCATCCAATTTTTTTGCCATCCATCGTCAGGTAGTGCGTTAAATATGCCTTCTGTATTTGGATTTAGACTGTAACAGTCAGAACCTGTTAATTGTTCCATGTGTCGCATATCAATTGACTTGATATAGTACAAAATTTGCTTAGATGCTTCCCAATTTACTCCTATTTTGCTAGGAATATTGCTAGGTTCGGCATGAAGATACCCTTCTGATCCTACTATCTTAGCTTTTGTTACAGAAAATAATGATTTAATAGCAGGATGTGCTAGGCTTATATAGTACGGCAAAGAAATAGAACCTATCCAATAGTCAGATTTAATTGCTATTTCATCTTCCATCTTGTTTGTAAAACGATCAACACATTCAAATTGACCTAAAAGATAATGAAGCGTACCTTCTTGTAAAACGATGACTTGTTTTGCACCTAAAGCTTTAAGAGCAGGCAAAAATCGAGCAAACATAATAATGTCACCAAATCCTTGCTCCATTTGTACAGTAATTGTTTTATTAATTAAAGACTCGCCTCGCCATACAGGAATGTCTAATGTAGGTGCGTAAGGTTTATCTTGTTTGGATGCTATCTCTGGATGCCAACGATATTCAAATAGCTTAAATCCTTGCTCGTAACGACCAGCATGGAGATGCTCATAAGCTAATTTGTATTGGTTATCTACATAAGTATTAATAGGGCTTCCTCATCATCTAGTTCCGCTAGACGTTTGGCCTCTAATACTCTTAAGTGTGCTTGTAATCTTGCAAACTCTTTTCTGTTAGCCACCGTCTGTTGGATGTTATCCAATTGTCGTTCAAGGTAGCTAATAGACTGCTGTAGTTCTTCTGTATCTACTGACGGTATATCAGCTTTAACCTGTAATGATTGTACTTTAGTTTTGTTAACCTGTGTAGGTTTTGGATCAACTAAATTGCGTATTGCTTGTTTACGATTAGCGTTGGCATCTTTAATAGATTGCTCAAGCTTACGTTGTCTTTCAGCTATCTTTTTATTTAGCTTTTGTATTCTTTTAAGTTCTTGTGGACTTAACCAAGCATCATCACCACCAATTCTATTGAGTGTAGATACAATTTGGAAAGCGTTATTTTGAAACGCATTGGCTTGAAATGCTGATGCGAACATTTAGAATCCTAAAAAGTTTGTCAAACTTACTGCAAAGTTAGTATTTTGTTTAACGATGCTTGTGTACTTAAAATTTCAACCTCTAACTGTGCAAGAGGACTCATATCACCATTGGCAATAGAAGCACTCTTAGCGTTTTCTAAAACTCTAACCTTGTTCTCCAACACAGTTATAATTTCATCAATATTCATACAAACCTTAAAGGGGGATAAGTCCCCCATATTACATTAAATAGTTATTGAAACTTCTTCCCAAGTAAGACCAAATACTAATGATGACCCAACAGAAGCTGCAGATGTATAAGTTGCCAAGAAGCCACCAGGAGGAATAATGATACCGTCTTGGAAGTCATAGTTATTACCGCCTAATACTTGAGTTGTAATTGCACCTGTTAACAATGTATCAAGCAAAATTAAACGAGTTGGAGTAACAGGTAAAGTAGCAGCAGCATCTAATAAACCTGTACCTGATGGTTGACCAATAAAGTTTGATGCTACAACTAATGGAGTTGTGTGAACTGTGTTTACAGATGCTGAATAACCTGTTTGAAAACCTAAACTTAAT